CTTCTTGTGTTAGTATAGGAGTCTTTTCCTGCTTGGCAAGAACTTGCCAACCGCCTCCCTCTGTCAAATCTCCGCTGGAAAGAGTAACTATTCCGTTGCTAACAGGCTTGTTGACCACTTCAATAACTACGCCGTTTGCACCGTATGGAACGGCCTTTAGATATCCTTCTCCACTCTGAACAAGATCTGCTGATCTATAGTCATTTACTGCACCAGTAATGAGCTCTTTAGGGTCTACTGAGCCGTTGGTAAAAATCAGAGCAGTTCCGGTGTAGGTTGCAACAAGCCTGTCAACTTGAGACTGGCTTAGGTCTGCAATGAACTCTACCGGATCACCATTATTATCCAGGAAGTCTTTTCCTCCGTCTGGAGTCTGTCCGTTTAGAATTGACATAAGACCCCTGCCCATTATGTCAGTTCCAACCTCTTCGGCAATGTTATTTGCATGTCTCTGGTAAAGCTCGACATTGGTCAATGGATTTCCGAGGCTTCTCTCGTTGTCAAGGGTAAGATTTAGAGATGAGCGGTCCGCGGCCTCAAGCCCGGTCAGAAGTCCCATTGGACCAGAAAGCTCAGCATCGAATTGGGTTAGCATCGCAAGCGCCTGAGCCTTTGTCGATGCGTCAGACATGCTTGACTTTGCAAGGATCTTAATTGACTCCCTAGTCTCTTGGGTCCATGCGATAATTGAGTCGGAACTAAGCTCGACGTCTCCAAGCATTATTCCCGCTTTTTGACCAGATAGGATCACGTCAATCTTGGAGTCTAGTCCAAGGCTAAGCCATCGTGAAACAACGCCCATTGGGTCGCCATTCCCTTGAATTGCCAGCACATCATCCTGGGTCATGAGACCAGTATTGGCGGCCTCTTTGGCAGCCTCGATGAGTGTGGATGCCAACTTAGCGGTCCGCCTAGATACAACATCGACTGCGTCTTGCAGCTGCTTTCTCTTAAAATCATCTGCGGCTCGGTCTGATGCGTCCGCGAGATATCCCTGGATGTCCCGGTATACCTTGCTGTCCTTAGATAGGCCCATCTCTTCAGCACGCTTAAGCTGACGGTCGTAGAACCTGGCAAAAGAACCAGCACTAGCGTTCTTGGCTTTCATGTCGCTACTTATGTCATTGAATGTGACAAGAAATTCCTCTTTGGTATACTCTATCTTGTCGGCATCGCTGCTGGTTAAAGACTTTGCATCCCTAAGGAAAGTGAGGTACTTGTCCATAGTTACTTGCTCGCCAAAAGCATATGTTCCGTTTTCGTAAGCATCAGCGTAGGCTGACATTTCCTGCCTAAGTGAGGATGCCCTGAAGTCGTTCAGCTCAGCTGCAAGCTTGTCCCTCTCGGTTGTGCCCTCTGGGTATGCCGACATCATTTCGATGTAGAATTCCTCTACGGCAGCTCGGTCGACAACCTCTCCCCCGTAAGTTGAGTCGTACGTCTTTGTGCTCATGTTTGCGTTGAACGCAGTAAGCAGTGCCTGCTTTCGTGCAGTCTGCTGCTCCTTTAGTATGTTGTAGATTAGGGTGGTAAGGTTCTGTGTACCGGATGTGGCCCGTCGGAATCGGGCTCGTCGCTTAGTTCTGATTGCCATTATTCCTCACTCCCGTTTTCTACTGGAACTTCGAGTCCCATTGGAAGCTCGGCCCCGACTTCGGCGTTAGCCGGCAGGGACTCCGCTGGTGGATTGGCTAGGTTCTCAAAGCCACCTAGCGCCGGTCCGCCGATCGCAGGCGGATTAAGCGTTCTGGAAGCGTTGAGTGATTGCTGTTGAGCCTGGAACTGCTCTTGAGCTGCCTGCTCTTGAGGCTGAAGCTGCTGGGACTGAATTCCCTGCTGCTGTAGCTGTTGGAACAGTTGCAACAGATTACCCATCGTCAAGACGGCCGCAGGATTGATGGTCGCATCAGTCTGCTCGTCTCGGATGATGTCAAGCTCGCCCTCTGGGTCCTCTACGCCAACGCGATCCATTGCGCGTTCAGCGCTCCAGATGCGGTTCTGTACGAGGTTGATAGCAGTTTGAGCCAGCTCGAGGGTATCTCGTGGAGTGAGCTCAGGCGGGATGATATCGATACGGTATTGGTCCTCAAAGATTTGGGCAATAGCCTTATCTTTTGAAGCCCAAACACGTCCGGAGAGTGTCCATACGTCCTTCATCCACTGGTAGAAGAGCTTGCGCTTAGGTGCAATTCGTGACTCATAGTTTGCAATGAGAGACGCGATTGCCTTAGACGAACCAAGCACGCTCGTCGGCGCAAGGCCAAGAAGCAAGTCGTTGAGTCCGGTGACCACTGCGATTTCTCGGTCGATACGCTTGTTGTAGTCCTCAATCTGGAACTGAGGAATGAACGGCTGCAATGCTCGGAGCTCGTTGCCCGGTCCTGGGGCCGCAACCTTGTTAGGCTTGGGGAGGGCGTTAGGTGGTACCTCATCAGGCGCCTCGGCGCCGATGAGCTGCCACATCTGGCCACCGACGACCGACTGTATCATCTGTGCCTGGTTGGTGATGCGCTCGTCCTTCTCGCGGAGAAGCTGCTCAACGTCGTAGAGCTCTGGCTTGCCGTATGGGCTGCCAGGAACCTTGCCGTTCTGCACCATAACGTACGGAATGCTGCCAGCGTACTCTGGGTGTCGCGTATGACTTACCAGAGTGTTGCCGACGTAGATTGCATTCCAGACCATCGGAGGCTTTCCGGCAGACGTAGGAACCTTGTACCAGTAGTCGTACACCTCTACCTGGAGCTGCTCATATACAGTCTCTCGGCGGAGTGGGTTTCGCTCAAACTGATTTTGGTAAACAGTTCCAAGTGGATCGTCATGAGTGGACCCTGTGGAATATCCGTACCACTTCTCTCCCTGCTTGACTGGGATGATGTCAATCCCGAAGTCTTCCTTGACCGCCTGTGGGGATAGGCCGTAGCAGTACAGGGCCCAGTCCAGCCGTGTGTAGTCTGAGTTGCCGAACCCCATGTATAGGTTCTCTGGCTGCTCGATGATATTTACAGACGGCATGCGCAGGTTGGCGTCCCAGTAAATCTTGGCTGCCGTGTATCCGTAGAGGCTCTTTGTGAGAGCAGCTGTCTCAAGCTTGAGGTCCATGTTCTGCTCGTGCCACCACGAGAAGAAGAGGCGCTCTCGGTTGGCAGCGTCCTCCCTGGCCTCCTCTGTGGGAGCTTCCGGGATGTAGTGGATGACCGGAGTCACCGCCTGGAGGGAGGAGGGGATGTTTACGTAGGCTGCGTGAACGTTGACAGATACGTGGGCGCGGCCGGCAAGACGTGCGCTAGGGTCCTCGGCCCAGTGGTCGGCGCCACCTAGCGTGATAGTATCTGGATGGTACATCCTGTCGAAGCGACGGAAGATGCTGCGGAGTCGGTTCTGCTCCGGCTCCAGCTGCTGCTTTCGTGTAAGGATTTCTCCATATAGCTTGAACTCTTCGTGCTCCTCTGGGTTTACATCCTGCATCTCCAGAGACTTCTTCAACATTGTTACAGAATTTGACTGGGAATCTGTAAGCTTGTCCATTTGAAGAGGGGTGTAGTTCTTCTTTATTGGCGTCCCTCGTCCGCCGGACGATGAGTTGACCTTGGTAGGTGAAGTCGATATAGGGGATCCGCCAGCAATTCCGGAGTTGAGAACAGAGGATGGAGCTGGCGTCCTCGACTCTCCACGAACTTTAGCAGCTGACGCAACATTCTTTACGGCAATGCCAGCTTGCGGCATTCTTCCAGGCTCTACCTGTCCTCGAGAAAGTCTCTTTGCCTTGTCGATAGACTTTCCAATTTCTGCAACCTGGGAGGCAGGTGCTACCGCCGGGTCAGTTGTGTACTGCCCCGGTACTCCCTTGCCATCTACGAAAGAACGCGGTACGCCTCTTACCTTAGCCATTATTCAGCAGCTCCAAAATAGGAAAAGGCCACGTTCGCCGCGGCCTTCTCGGGATTCCTTATTGCATAGCGGACGGCGATTGCAAGTGCCATTACGGCGTCCTGCTCAATCTTCTTGTCATCTAGTTTGTATGCCAAGAGCTGCCTCCGTAAATCTTCCCAGATGCCCCCTCTTGGGAACTTGATCTGGCCCTTGTCGATGATTGTCTTTAGGTCGTTTAGTAGCTCGAGCTTCTTCGATTTGGTGCCACCGAAGTCGAAGTCTCTAAGTGGTTTTATGATCGAGAACTCTTCGCGGAAAAGCTTTCCGCCCATCCCGGTAGAGTCGACTACCGTTGTGCACTGTGCGCTTGAACTGTAAAGCAAATGCCCTTCCCGGACCATGTTGACGACCGCTGTGATCGTTTGCTTTCCAGAACGCTTTCGCGCCCTGACTCCTTGCATTGCGACACGCTTTGTGATGTCGATTGTGAGCGCCCATGTTGCGTCGGACGAAATACCAGGGTCACAGCCCTGGACGTAACGGTGAGCCGACTTTGGCGCATCCTCGACCTCCAATGTGCTATCGAAGCAGGCTTCGACTCCTTGAGACGAGAAGAACGCCTTACGGGACTCAATGAAGTATCCATCTACGTTCTGGGGGATTAGGTACTCAGCTTGCTGTCTAACGACCGCGTCGAAATCTTCCTGACGTAGTCCGTATCCGATATTGTCCCTCGTGGACAATCGGAACGATATGAACTGGTCGTCCCTGGTTGGGTTCTCCGGGTTTCCCATCTCCCAGAGATCCGAGTAGTCGTTGTAGCCTTCGGTTGGTGTCCCGATGAAGTGGAGCGGCCCACCGGTAGACAGGCGGCGCAAGTTTAGAACCTCTTGGTAGATTGTTATCAAGTGAGGCTCGAAAGCTGCCTCGTCGAATGATATCCCCTGCATGTCCTTGCCCAGGAGCGCCTTCGCCTTGTCCTGGGTCGTTCGGAAGTGGATGCTGGCCCCGCCCAGAATTGGGTTGAACTTTATCCACAGGTACTCCCCTCGGTACTTCTTCTCAAAGTCGGCAACCTTGCCGAGCTCTTTTGTTAGGGGGCAACCGCGACCCTTCTGGGCCGGATGCGCACCCTGCAGTATCATTGCAATTTCGCGGTGAACAAGTTCTGCGGTCTCTTGCTGGATGCCAACGTGGTACCACTCGTACGGGTCATTGATCCACCTGATCGCATCCGTTTGATCTCCTCCGGCGGGAGGTCTAACCCCGAGTTTGTAGAGGGCATGATGAAGACAGACAACCGCCATCGCGAGCGTTTTGCCGGCACGATTACCAGCGGAAACGACGGTTGTGAGGTACCTTGGCCGGAATCCGTCATCTGCACGGTCTGCACAGGCCTTCCACCATCTGACTTGTCCAGGGTTCCCCTTGATACCGAGCCAGCGAGAAGCAAAGAACTCGACGTCACTGCGACCGCGAGCCAGATCGAGAGCGGCTTGTCCTTGGACAGAATTCAAGATCCCTTCTTCTTCTTATTCTTAAGGCGCTCGCTCATGGCACGCGCCTTGGCTTTAGCGTCCGATTTGCTGCTGGCGCCCCATGCCTGTAGGCTGAGTAGCAGTCTTGTAGGCTTGCCTTTCTCGTCCCTCTCCGGACCGGGCATGCCGCCCATTCGGGCCAGGAACGATGCCCTTCTGGGGTTGTCCCCCTTCTTGACTGGCGCCTTCAAAGTGCCCCCGGTCTCCGCCTTGTAGGAAGCTCTGCCCTTGGCGTTTAGGCCACCCTTAGGGTTCTTTCCTTCTTTTCGCTGCCATGCTGCCGTTCTAGCCATTCCTCACCTCGTTGTGGAAGTACAGTACCTTCGGCACGAACTTCAATGATTTAGACCTTGAGGCTATCTTTTCGATGAACGTTCCGTCAGCCTCGTAGTGACGGTCCGTGTACCCTGCCTCCCTGGCAAGTGTAGTGCTAACTATGTAGTTGCCAGAGGTAGAACTTCCGGACCTAAAGTTTGGGGTTGAGGACTTGGACCACCCGCAGTAGACTGCGTCGTGGCCAGACTCTGCCTCGGACATCATCACTTCGATGTACGTCTTGTCGTATGAGTCGTCGTGGTTGAACCAACCCGAGTAATCAGATGCCGCCAGGTCAAGCCCCTTGGCTCGCTTGTCGTGACCCCAGTCATTGAGGTTCGGCTCCGGGTGGAACCTGATTGCCGGATACGCTCTTTCAGCTTCAGAGAGGCTAATATCACTAGCCAGGACAATGATTTCATTAGGGACCCTGGTCTGGTCCAGAAGTGAGTTGATCGTACGTAGCATTGACGACTCGTCCGCATGAGCAGTTACAATTGCTGTGAACGTAGCCACTGATTCTCCTAATGATATCGCTGCTTGATATTCCCGTGGTATATGGGACGTATAGCATTTGGATCGATCGCTCTTCCAGCCATTCCTGGCTTATACCGAGCTGACCTAGGAGTGAGTTGCCGGTCCAGTCATCTCCGTGAGCTATGTAGATCACTTTGACTCCGGCTAGCGAGTCGATGGTCTTGCCTGTGTCTTCGTCGCCAATATTCACAACGACCTTGTCGACCCATCGGCAAGCTTGTGCTGCAGCCATCCGCTCAGCGATGTTCATGATTGGCTTTCTCTTGTACCGCTCTGCGAACTCGTCCGAGTTCAGCGATACAATCACCCTGCCGTAGTCCCTGCACTTTCGCAAGAACTCTGCGTGTCCGTGGTGGAACATGTCGAATGTTCCTCCAACGTATACCCATGTCATCATTCCGTAAGTAGTTCCGGCTCCACTGGAGTTGCTATTCCCTCTACCACGATGGACCCACCCAGTATGGATGCCAGGGTCATGGCCAGATCCCTATCTGCGCCCTTCTCCTGTCTCCTGTCCAGAATTTCCTGTGCCCTCAGCCCTTCTGAAAGGGTGGGCAAGAGCTCGCCGTTTTCTATTGCGGAAAACGTGTAGTCCCGGACAAGAGAGGCAAGATCGGTTCCGGAGGTTGGCTTCAAAGTATTCTTTCGCTTCTCCATAACCTTGATCGCAGCGGCCTTGGCTTGCTCGAAGTCTGTGGTTAGGTGCTCTCTTCGATGCTTGCCAAGAGTTATACGGCTGACGTACTGACCCTCGGACTCCAGCCAGCTGCTGATCCTGGTATCAGGCATGCCCTCTTTCATTCTTTTGCCAATCATTTCGGCAAAAGGGCTCCTACAAACGTGGCACCCAGTTAGTATCGGGGCCAGATCTATAGACTTCACTTAAATATCGAACTGCTTCTCCGCAGCTGCCTTATCCTCAGGAGACTTTTCCTTGATCCCGAACGCGCTGTTCTTTGGGTCAAGGAACTTGATGAGTACCTGAAGTCCTGATGCCAGTCCTGCGGACAGCACCGTGCGGAAGTCTCCGCCCGTGATGTCTAGGAGCGGGATGCCAAGACCGAGGGCGACGGAGATGGAGACCGTGATGAAGGTTCGTCCGAACTCAATCAACGCCTCGTCTACGCCTGTGTTGTCAATAACCCAGCGGATGCCCGCCTTGATGTCGCTATACATTCTGACTCCTTACTTCCATTCCACGATGACGACGTGCTTGTGGGCAGCGCCACCAGTGATCTTCTTCTTGCTTGCAGCAATCTGCTTGAGTTG